GCAGCCGATTGAAAGTTGACCTCTCCGAGGGAGGAATAACCAAAAGGCCACAGCTTTTCAAGCTGTTCGGATCTAAAAATTCTACTGCCAACATCCGTCCGCTTCCAAAGCTTCTTATCCGGAAAATCGAAGTTGAAAACGCAGGCATGGAAGTGAGGTCTGCCAAAATTTTCGCCATATTCTCCTGCCATATAAAACCGAATCGGATACTGACCCTCTACGGGGTCAATGCCTCTGTGCGCCTTACGAAGGCGCTTCATGAACTTCTGAAAATGATCATAATGCAAACTCTGGTCTGTCGGCAAGTTCTCATCGTTATACGTCAACGTAATAAAACAATTGTTTGTATACCGACTCGCCTCATGCAAACATCTAATCGCCCACTGGCGAGAACGCTCAAGCCGACAACCTACGCACTGACCGCATGGCAGCGTGAGGCTGCGCACGATGTCGTGCCTGGCGCTCTCATAGAAAACAACGTCCCCTGCTGCCGTTTTCCACGCCGATAACGGGTGGAAACAGGGCACGTTACAGTCGCCATCCGCCGCGCATAGGGTTACTACGCATATTGGCGGACTTCGTCCGCATAGAACCCCTACGAAACTTCTTAGCGGCTTTATATTTATTAATTGGTCTGCGACGCATCATACCTTTTCTCCTTTTGGTGTCACCTAGCACAGTTACATCAAGTAGATCACTGTGCAGGCTCGCCGGAAACCGGCTCGCTAGGTGACGAAACGGCCGCCGAAGCGGTCTCCTGACGCAGAAGGCCCAATGCCTTCAGCTCATCCTTATTAGCCTCGTCCGAGGCAAATTCAACAAAAAGCGCGGGATCATTATCAAACCTAGCCCTTACCTTAGCGGGCAGCTGAAGGAAGGAGTCTTGAGCTGCCATCACCGCATTAAGGGCAGACTGATAATCAGTAATCCCGCTAAAATCACCATATTGAGGCTGAACGCTACCAATAGGTAGCTGACCAGTAACATTAAACTTGCGCAAAATATTATTAATATCGCACTCATCTCGAAATGACTGCTGAGTCCTAGAAGGATTAACAAAAACAAGCTTGGCAAGATCACTATTCTTGTCACGATCATAGGTAATTGGATTCTTAACACGACTCATTTTCCTATCGCCCTCATAAGTGTACGTCCAACATTAATACCGCCTTCAATCGCACGACCGACAAACCCAAGAGCCGGCGAAACCTGTCCAAACTCACGACCAATATTATTAACCTTAAACTCAGCTGCTACCTGATTAGCCTCAAGCTGAGCCTTTGACATAAAATAACCAGTTTGAGCCAGCAACAACTTAGTTTGCTGCTCATAATTAAGCTGCTTAAAATATTCCGTCTTAGTAATCGCCTCTAAATTGGCCGCCATCGCCCGAATCTGCGCGGGCCTCTCTCTTTCACTAACTATCTGCTGAGATATCAACTCTGTATCCTGAATAACCTTAACTGTCTGTTGCGCGGTTAACCCAATATCCGCAACAGTTTTCTCTAAATTAGCCTTAGCCTGAGCTACACCTGTCGCCTCTATAACTTCTGTCTCAGCAGCTGTTTTAGCTGACTGAGCACTAGACAACTGCGATTGGTTATAACTCTGTACAGCAGGCGTTAAAGTATCAGAAACCTGAGGCATCTGGGCGGTATACATCGCACCGCCTGGCGTAGAAGCGCCACCTCTCATAGCGGCCAACATAGGGTTAATACCGGCCGCCTTCAAATCACTAACCGCACGCTGATATGCAGAACCGCTCATCCGCTCCTGAAACTCCATCTGCTTAGCAGCAGATTCAGCAGACGCAGCATTAGCAGAAGCTGCGATCTCCTCTCTTGACCTATTAGCGCGCTCTCCTCCAATAAAAGAAAGCGCTGCAGGAATCATGGCTTCTAGCATCAGAAATGATCGATCAATCCAGGCACTGAATACAACGGCATTGGACGTGCCTGTCTTACATTAAAAAACGCATCAAACAGAAACTGTTTTCCATTGGCCTGATCGCCAATAGCTATAATCCGCTCCACTGGAGGCGTATCTTCAATAAATTCATCGTTCAACACAGGCAGGGTCCCAAATTCTTGGGCCAAATGCCAAGCATCCAACGTACCCGCTGCCGTTGAACGAAAATAACCAGTAATCTGACTAGGCTTGTAACGATACTCTGCCCAACGCTCCTGATAGCCAAATACTTCGTCATCAGTAGCTGTACCAGTGCAATAAATCTCTTTATTAAGCACTGCCTGCTCACCAAGTGTTGCAAACGCAGGAAAATAAAAATCATAACGTGTAGACCTTGACCACATACGTGGAAGGCCCTGCTGATATGTTAAATCAGCACGAACCGACACTAAACCTATAAGCACCCCATGCTCAGTAGCATTGTACGTAAATCCATGATTGTACGCGAGAGCTGTGCCAAAAGCGGCCAAATTGCCCTGCGGACTAGTATCCTCAGCAAGCCCTGTGGCGCTAGTTTGGGCAACGGGATTAATAGATACGGGAGTGCTACCACCACCAAGATATTCAGGGCGCTGCAAACGAGCATCAGGGCTAACAACTCCAAAATGCGAACGGATAATTTCAGTGTAACGAGTACCGCCACGAGCGTCCCTTTCTAGCAGCTTCTGAATCTGAAACGACTGCCGTAATTGATTAATAGTAGCTGCTGTAGCTGTAGACAAATCTGCATATAAAGAACCTGCAGGATCAAGACCAACACCCGTACCAGTTTGTGTCTGAAGAACACCGGTAGTAGCACGTGTCTCTAAATACTGGTTAGTTGTAATTACACCGCCTGTTGCTGTATTACGAATAACAGGCTGACCACCAGCATTATCATAAACAACCGCAGCTTCACCGCCTAACGGCAAAGTAACCGCTTGTCCCTTCTGAGGCCAAGGCAGTGAACTAGTAAAATAATCATGTCGCTTACCGCGACGACGTAGAACGTAATCAGCCGGATTGTCCGGCCCATCATCAATATCAACAACTGCAGAATCTTGCAAATTCTGATCTCTAAACCACTCATTCCAAATTAAGTTATACGCACGAGTCCAAAATGCACAATGCGTAACTGTATTTGGAGCTGTGATCTGGCCTGCCGTAGGCAGTCCCATATAATCTTGCAGTGAATTAACTGCATAACCACCGGCCGGACTTGTCATCTCCGGCACTGTGTAATCTATCGAACTGTCAGGATCTGGGTAACGCTCACCCATAAACTTCTGCCAGTTCTGCCAAACCAGACGGTTTGGAACAAAAAAGAAAAACGAATCAAGATGCATGTTATCCATAATTGGAAACAATGGCGTTGCCAATCGAGCAAACGCCGTCATCTGTAAATTAATCGTATCTCCAGGCAAAACCTCATCCACATAAACAGGAACCAAATAACCCGCATCAAACGTCGTCTTATACGACTTCTGTGAATCAAACTTAGAACGAGGAATATCAGCTCGCGGAATCATAGCGAACTGATGAACATTTACAGACTTATTACGATGCATCATCGTTTATCTCCTAATTGCGGGGCGATCTTTTCAGATCACCCCCCTTGTATTTAACTTCTACTCTTAACCTGCTTGCCTAACGCTAACAGCTTCGGAGCTTCATGTAAAGCAAATTTACCATCAAAATCATCAAAAATCCCAAGTTCGTATAAATCAAAATCATCGGGGTGCGCAAACATCTGATTATCAGGCGCATCCCTATTAACTTCATCCTGAAAACTACGTATAGCAACTCCAGTAGCAGGTAAAAAAAACGGCCGACCATAGCATTCAGCGGCCCTGTCTCTGATAGTACACACTAACATCTTCATAGTAATTCCTCACGTCAAACTACGTTTAAGCAAGGAAAGTCTGGCTTTCGCCACTTTTTCCTTTGCTGCCAATCTCTCAACAGTATTATCTTCATACTTGTCTCGAGCTCTCTTTTCTCGCTCAAACTCTATCCATTCAAAACTGATAGGGTCTTCGGCCTTGTACTTTTTATCGTAAAAGCGAGGTGGCCGAACCTTTCTGCCGTTAACCA